ACTTTACGGAAATAGAGGATTTTATGCAATGGCTTACTAGAGATGTGATAGCTTTCCGTAAGAAAACCAATAAGGCTGCAACAATGCGGACTCAAATGCGCAATGTTGAATTGTGCTACCGCCTAGAAAATGGAGTTCCCCATGGATGTTTTAAGTCTAAGAGAGTGTGCACTTGTGAAGCTGTTGTTCAGATGGATGCTGCGCCCGAGATGGGTTTTGACTTTCACCCACCAGCTATTGATGTTAACCAGCAAGCGCCCGATAGACGAGATAGGCGAACGCCTAATATGCGCCCAACTGAGTTATTACATTTGGGTGCTGAACCGGAGGTTGTTGAGGAAGCATTAGCCCTTGAGAGGGCTTATCTTGCTGAGAGAACACCAGAGTTGGCGGAGCGCACTTTGAATGAGATGCCAAACCTTCCAAGGGAACTAGTTCAACACGTTACTCAGTATATAGGAAGACAGCGTAGTTCGTTACGTCAGTGGTGGCGAGATCCTCAGTATGCTTTCTGGCCGAGCGAAGCCCATCCGTGGGTACAAATGAACTGGTTTACACGCTTTATGCTTATGTTACAATTCTATTTCTGGCAGTTAGCATGGGGGTTTGTGGCTGCATTCATTGGTTTAGTTTTAGTGTTGTTGTACGATTATTGGTTATCTGGACGTCCTTGGGACGCTCAGGATCAGCCCTCAGTACCCGGACAAGCAGGGATAAAACTATTTATTTCATTCGTCGCTGTCTCTCCGTTATGGGTTACCTTTTTATTGATGTGTTACTTAGGTTATTTATATTATACTGATCTGATTTTTCGCACAGCAATTAAAAATTTCTGGATGTTTATGAAGATAACTCGACAACAAGGCATCAGTGCTGCGACTGGTCATATATTAGGCCTGTGCATCCAGGATGTGGGCAGGCGATTTGAAGAACGTTTATCTAGAATACTCCCAAATGATACCATTATCATGTTATCCTACCTCAGTGCTTCACTAGCTATAGGTTATTACGGTGGGAAGTTATTAGGGTTAGCAATCAATACCACCACAGCGCGTAAGAAGGAAAAGAAGAAGGTGGAGCCAGTACCTTCTGAGACAGGAAGTGAGTCTGAGAGTGAAACTCCATCTAGCGATTCTAGTAAGAAAAGTAAGTCTTCTCCACGGCATGTGCGTTTGGTACGCCGTCGCCCTGTAGTTAAGCGATTAAATTTAGTGGAGGGGCAACGAGCTCCACGTATCCAGGGAGAAACTGGCACCGATATGGTTGTTAAAACCAATGAAGTAAAAGTCAACCCTTGGTACAAGGAGAGTGTTGAGTTGACTCCGGTTCATTTTTCACGAACTAGCCTGTCTTGGAAAGCCTTTGCGAGAGAGGAGTTGTTGAAGCGACTTGAATCGAACATATACGATATTCATGTTCGTAAAGAGGATAGATGGGTTAATGGCACGATGTTTGGCGTCCATGAGAACTACTTTATTATTTGCAAGCATTTTTTGGCGTACTTACCAACACAACTCCGCTATAGTCAGAGTAGTGGAGCAGAAGGGATTCGCTCATCCAGGGAAATTCAAATAGATGAGACACAAACTTACTTCCTTGATGGTGAAATAGTAGTTGTTTTTCTACCCGACCTTCCAATGGTTAAAAGTTGCCTAGAACTCCTACCCCGAGAAACATTCCCAGGATCACAAACAGGACACCTAC